GATGACTAAGCCACAAATATACGATATTATTTTAATAGACTTTCTAGATGCTTTAACACATCTATACCTTCATCACTTCTCATATAAGAAGTAACTAAGTCCATACCATCTTTACCAAATGGAACATTTAATAATTTAGATTTATTAGTCTTAGTATTATACCATACTTCTTTTTGACTTTTTCTAAAAGCTAATATTCCTTCATCAAAGAATCTTTGAATAGTTCCTTGTAATTGTAAGTCCGGGTCTTTTAGAACGTCTAAGAAGTCTTGAGGATAATTCCTAGCATATACTAATACATCTCTTTTAAGTTCAGCACTAGAGGTCCTAGTGGTATCTGTGTTGAATAATACTCTACAGATATTTTCTAGTAAATCAATTGGTAAGTTTCTTGCTTCTGCTAAAGCATCAGCTTCAACCATTAGGTCTTCTACTTGCTCTTCTGCATCTTTAGCTTTGTTAATCTCTACAAATTTTTTCCCATTTAAAGGATGATAGTGTAAGAATTCCTGTAGAACTTGGTCGTTCTTTGGAACGTATAAAAATCCATCTTCAAAAATTACCGGAGTAAGTAAAACATTTTTGTCTTGCTCATCTACAAATGGACTTTTTTGATTGCTTGAATATCTAAGTTCTCTATTGACTCCTGTTTCGTCATCAAAATGTAATAAAGGGAATCTTTGTGAATGTCTTATTGGCAGCATAAAAGAAAGTGGTGCTGCATCTTTTGTCAGTTTGTATCCTTTGTCTACAAACAGAGTTGTTTTTTTGTTTTTCATTATAATAAAATTAGATTAGAATTAAAGTTTAAATAAAAAAGGGAGTGTCTTTGAAGACACTCCCTTAGTATTGCCTTCTTAGTTTTTAAATAAGAAGAAGTTGTTAGCACCTAAAGTACATACTGCTCTTTCAGATAAGAAGTTTACCTCCATAGCATCTAAGCTAGAAGTTTTTGCTCCACCTGCAGAACCTGTAATCCAAGTCTTGTAACGTCTGTCTTCAGTTTCTGAAGCTCTATATCTAACGTGCAAGAATGGTCTCTTAGCGTTCTTCCCAAGTACTTGGTCATAAACAGAAGTAGAACCTGCAGGAACTAAAAGTCCACTTACTTTTCCACTACCTGCTACATTTGAAAGACCACCACGCATTGTTGGGTCATTCAAGTATTTCCAATCAGACTTGTAGAAATCATAACCTCTACGGAATCCTGTGAAACCTAAGTTTAGAGCCATTTCTTTCTCGTTGTCAAATAGACCATAAGATACTCCACCTGCTGCATTAGAAGATTGTTGAGATAACATATCGTCAATGTCGAAAGAGAAATCTCTATCTACAAATACTACGTTCTCTTCAATTGCTCCTTGCTTGTCAAGTCTAGAAATAATAGAATCCCACTCTGCTAAAGTAACAGGGTTTCCTCCACCATATACATTTCCTCTTTCCTCTACAACATAGAAGATACCATCTGAACCTTTATTACCACCATCGGCAAAGTCAGTTTGTGCAACTACACCACCTGCAGCTTCTGCCGGTACTGCTTCAATCATTGCAGTCTCAAGATAATCGTCAAAACGTAATCTTGTTTCGTGCTCAGACTTTAAATACCAAAGGTATCCATTTGCTCCATTTTCAGTTGTAACCTCAACCCATCCAATCTGTGCCATATCAGAACCTGATACTGCATACTTATCTTTTAAGATAATTGGAGAATTTTCGAAGATGAAATCATCAGCTTCTAGAGAGTTAGCCATTCCTACTGTTCCTTTAGCAAATTCAGAACCGTAAATAAATACAGTGAATTTTGCTCCGGCTCCTGCTACAGGTAAACCTGTTGCCGGGTAGAAAGCTACTTTGAAAGTTCTTGCAGCGTAATCAACTACAGTTACAAGTCCTTTTACTGAACCTCCACCTGCGTTGTCACTAATCATTACAGTTTGACCTGTTCTGATTGCAATTGAACCTGTTGCTGCATTTACAAATACAGGATTTAAAACATCTGCTACTGCAAATGTTGCATCTAGATTTCCTAATGCTGCTGCAGTAGAACAATCTACATATTTTGTGTGTAGCCTTCCTTGTTCTGCCCATTTAATAAGGTCAGAGTTAGATGGCATTTCTGCTCCTACCATTCTTAAGAATGAAGAAATAGTTCTGTTTCCATAACGCTCAAATTCCTTTTCATAAGTATCAGGAAGATACTGATTCAAGAAATCAAAATTAGTTATGTAGTTTGATTCCAACGGCACTCTTTGTGCACTTGGTTGTAAATCAAAACCGGGTACGTTTGATACGCTCATAATTTTTAATTTTTAGTTTAACATTTATTTATTTTTACTCCTAATCTTTAACCCACGACCTGAGTCAGGTGATAAAGATTTAATTTGCATTCCTGAATTAGTCTTGCCGACTTCAGGAGCAGAACGAGTAGTCATATTTATATTCTTTAACTTCTTCATCTGCTCATCTGCTGCTTGACTTTTACCTTGCTCAAAAAAGAACTTGGCAAATTTATCAGGGTGCATCGCCATCGCTAGTGACCTGTGATATCCCTTAGCATCTTCCATTACACCATCTTCATCTAGAAATTTCTTTATAAAATTACTAGGGTCAAGTTGGCTCCTTTTCAATTCATCAGAGTCTCCCGGTGAAAAATAAACTTTGTTGTCATTAATGCTGAACTCAAAACCTTTGAACTCGCTGAATACATTGTTAGTTTTTTCTGTGAACACTTCGCCCTTTCGGACATTGGATTCATTAACTGTCTTCGCTTCTGCTACATATTGCTTATAGCGTTGGTATTCTTCTGATTCACTTTCAGATGCAGCTTCCCTTCTTGACTCAAGAGGTACACTATATTGCTCTTTTTGATTCTCAAAATAATCCTTTGCTTTCGCAATAGTTTTTTTCTTTGCTAATTTTATTTTTCTAATAGCTTTCTCGTCATCAACATCTTCGTCAAATGCAAAGTCTTCCATTAAATCTTCAATATCATCTGCATCCAAACCTTTTTCGGTTGCTGATAGATATTCTTTTAGCAAATCGTCTGAATCCATTTCATTGTAATCCTTCTGTAGTTTTACAAAATCTTCGAATCCACGACCTGTGTCTTTTTTAAATTTTAGATACTTAGATACATCTTCAGGAAGAGGTTCATCCACTCTCTGTTTTTGTAACTCGTCAAGAGATGTTATCTCTTCACCGTATCTATTACCAATATATTTAAGAACGTCTTCCTCTTTTAACTCTGAGGTAGGAGTTTCAATTTCTTTGTCAACTTTAGGAGTTTCCTCGTTTAAGTTTATTTTGTCTTCTGTAGACTCCTCAACTTTTGGAGTTTCATCAGAATATTTTTCTTCGTGCTTATCTAGCAATTCTTGTTCAATTTCCTGCGATGACTTCTCAATAGAGTCGTCAACTGCTTTTACTTTAATTTCCATATTATATTAGATTTAATTAGATACAAAGTTACACAAAATTTATTAAGCTTTTAGACAGTTATCTAGGATTAAACTCAGCTAAGTCAAATCCATCAAGGCTATCTTCATTAGACTCAAAATTTATAGGTGGAAGATTATTTCGTCTCTGATTAATCATTTTAGATTGTTCAGAGTTTGCTTGACTTATTCTTGAAGCCTTAGCATCTTCTCTTCCTGTTTCCCTTTGACTTAAAGCTTCAGCATCCACTTGTCTTAGTTGCATATTTAAATCGAATTCTTGTTGCATTAAACCTGATTTCAACTCAGCTTCTGCTTTTAGCTTTTCAATTTCAAAAGCAATGTCAGCTTGTCTGTATTGCATTTTAGCCTGAACCTCCATCTGCACTTTTTGTTGAGCAGCTTGAACTGCCATCTCTTGTTGCTTAATGGCTTGTTGTGCTTGCATAGCTTGTTGCTGCATTGCCATCTTTTCTTCTCGGTCTTGCTTAGAAGTTCTTTTTAATTTTAATAATTGATTAGCAAGTTTTAAGTTTTTAATCTCTCTTACATCAATTGCATCCTCAAGATTAATATCTCCCTTAGATAAAGCCATCTGTATATTCTGCTCTAACAATTGTTTTTGCTCTTCATCCGGAGACATTTCTATAAAAATTCCAAAATCATATATATATAAGTCTGAGATATCTCCAAGTATAGATACGTTGTATTTACCTATTTGGTTTATAAACTCATCTTTAAAGTCAGCGTATTCTAAAATATCTGCAACCCTGTATGTAATAGCCTCTGCAAGAGACTTGTATAAGTAAATAGACCCATCCAATATGTGTCTAGTTGCAACATTAGAATTAAGTGCTGCCAATTTTTGCAGACCAACCAATGAATTAGGGTCAGGTGAACTACCATCTCTTGCTTCGTTTAATCCGGTTACAACTCTAATCTGATTTAGATAGTGATTGTAATTAGCTAATAACATCTGAGTTTTAGAGTTACCTGATGAAGATTGTAATTCTTTAATAGGAACTTTTCCTTGATTATAATCTCCTTCTTGAGTATAGCTTCTACCAATAACAGAACCTGTTTGAAAGTATAATCTTAAAGCATCTTCAGGATTGTAAGCATTACCTGTTCCTAAATCAACTTCATTTAAACCATCTGCATCAATAAATACACCATCAGGTACAACTCTAGAAATTACTTGTTGTAATTTTAAATGAGTTATCTGACATAAATCTGCAAACGGAATCATTCGTCTAACTAAAGACTCTATAGAACCTTTATACATTCTTGGTGCAACTGCAAAATAATTTGGAATAGCGTGTTGTGTAGCAGATTGTGGTCTAACCATATTCTCCATCAGCTTCCACTGCAAAAGAATATTAGTTCCCATAACCATAACTCCTTCATACCATACGTCAATAGTTTTAGAAACCTTTTCGTAGTTTCCTTCTTCTTGCATCTCTACAGGAGGATTGAAATCATCATCCTTTTCAATCATACTTACATTGCCATTGTCTTTTATCTTTCTTTTATAAACTACTTGTTTTGTAGTTTTATAATTAAAGTACATAACCGTAGCAGTGTCTCTATAAAATATATCGTTTTCGTAAGCTTGTGCCGTATCGTAGTAATCATACCAAGATTGAGAATATTGAGATATCTCTTCCATCTCTTCGTTAGAAAGATTAGGGTCTATCTTTTTTAATTCAATTATTGGCATTGTTTTAATTTCTCCCCAATAAAAACAATCTTTAAAGTGTGGGTCTTCTGTATAGCTATATATAATATTAGCAGGGTTAACATAAGAAAGTTGAACTCCTGCTCCTGCTAGAAATTCGTGCTTAACGCAAGAAATACCTATAACTGTTAAGTCATAATCTAACTGCTTTCTAATGTCATCATATTTGTTAGAAGCAAAAATTGTATTAATAGCTTCTTCTTCTGCAATCTCTATTGCAGGTTTATAGTTAAGTTGCATATACAACTTAAGTTCATCGTCTGATTCGGGAAGTTCGTCAGGGTTAGCAGTAAAGGGATTTGCTCCTGTTTTTTGTTGTATAGTTTCTAGTAATGGTTTTGCTACCATTTGTCCTTCTATCATTTGCTGATACTTACTTCTCTTAGATTGCGATAACGCATCTTGTGAATAAGCAGTAGCAACAAATTCTCTACTCTGCATTCCGTTAACAACAATGTCAACAAACTTAGGTAGTATTGGGACGGGTGTCCAATCTAAATTTAGATAAGATAAATCTCCGTCTATTGCTAGTTCGTTTTTGTATTTTCCTACAGATTGTTCTCCTCTTGCATATAATCTGAGTCTGTGGAAATCTCTAAATTGATTATAATATCTACAACTGTTTCCGTCTTTTTTGAACCACTCATACTGTATTGCTTGACCAATTTGTAAACCAAATTCGTCTGATGCTTTTTTACTGTCTGATACAAATTGACTAGGAAATCCTGCAGATGATATATTAATGTCTATTTTTTTCATCTAATAATTTCGCTTATACTTCCCTTGTTACTATACCTTGCAAAGTTAATCTTTATTTTTGAAAGTTTTTTCTCCGGTAAATATAGGTGTTTTTGAGTAGCCATTATCGCTAAACCCGAGGATATACTTGCATCGAACTTAGTTCTGTTAGTAATATCGAACCTCGCCCAATCCTCTAAAGTTCTTCCAAAAACCATATCCCCCATATCTAGTTCATCCTTCAATCCTATGTTGTCTTCTATGTAAGACTCTATGGCTGAAGCGTGTGCCTGTTTGACTGCTTCACTAGAGTTAGGAATACCTCCTAATTCTTTTTCTGTCTTTGATAATTTGGTATATATTTTGTCAGGTCTGTTCATACAGAAATGCCTATAACCTCTGTTCTTAAAATGATACAATAGTCTTGGTTTATTATTCTCAATTAAGATTGGCATTCCATAAAGCACACAAGCCATTAATACATCTTCAAAAAATATTTCAGCAGTTTGTGGTCTAGCTATATATTCTAAAAAGAACTCGTTAGAAGGTGCATCATCCATATTAAACATAGTCTTTCCGTGTAACGCTCCATTTGAACCTCCACCACCAACTACTCCTGATATGTCATAACTATCACAACCAAATGCACCGATGTGTTCATTGCCCGGATACTTAAGTCCTCTCTTTTCAATTACTTTGTTTTGTAAGCCTTTACTAGGTGTCCAAGACACCATAAATCTTCCTCTAATGTTTGGACTAAAAATAACCTCTGTATCTTGTATTCCGTTTTTCCAACTTAAAGAACCACGAGTAACGTGATGCTCCATAATTAAAGAATCGTTGTAATCTATTTGCTGATATATTCTAGTTAAATTAAATAATGATTGTTTACTTTCATCTCTAAATGCGTGAGACTCCGTTCTAGGGAATTGTCTGTAATATTCATTTAAAGCATCAGGGTCTTGTTTTAAAGAGTCCACTTCATTCTGCCAATAGTCAATTGCTCCTGTATAAATCATCTCATTATCAATACCTAGTATTTCCTGTTTAGGAGTATTTAATACAGGCATTCCAAATCTATCAATAAAGCCTTCCATATTCCATTCCATTGGAATAAACAAACTGTACAATCCACTTTTAGTTTGACCATTTGCATTTCGTTGTAATACATCTGAATCATTATATAATTTCTTAAAGTTGTCTCCACCTTTATCTAAAGCGTTAGAGGTTGAACCCATCATACACTTACCTATAACTTTACTACCTAAACGTAAACAAGTCTTAGTTACTCTCCAATTATTTAAAATGTTATTAGGCTTTATCCATTTACCACTTTCATCGTGTACTAATAGTAAAAGCTTTTCACCATCATAACTGTTGTCATCTGTGTTTTTCCAATCAATAGTTGTGTCTAAGCCAAACAATTCATCATTGGTTGTCTCATACATATTTTTCTTTGTAATTTTTGCAGCAGGAATTCTAAAAGCTAATTCAGTTTTAGGTTTATCCATACCATCCATAATTGGTTTAAAGAAAAACGGTAGCCTACTATTGATAGGTACTACTTTGTCGGTAAACATTTTTTTAGCATCAGAACCTGTCTTAGATAAAATTCCAACTCTAGAATCTTTAACTAAAGTTCCTGTGTTAACACACTCAGATGAACTCATAAAAGAAAATCCTGAACGTCTTATTTTTAGATAACACATCCCAAAACTTCTCGTGTCTGCTTTACAAGCTTCCCAAAAAATAAACAATAATCTATTAGCATCTCTATAGTCAGGATACCCAACATCAATAGAGGTCCATTGTAAGTACATATAATGAGCACCTGTTATGTATGTGGGTTTACCATTATTCATAAACCACATCCCTTGCTCTCTTCTGTCAAACTCCTCTTCTACATAATCTACCCACCTGTCTTTGAATTGAGATACCATTTCATTCCATTGGAATATAGATTGTATCTTAGATAAAACTTTAGGTAACTCTGCTCTTTCCCAATATTGTTCTGTAGGTTTTTTGTGTCTTTGAAGACACTTATCTCCTATCGGAGGTAATGCTACTTTCAATCCCTGAATGACAATTATATCCCCTATTTGCCCTGTCTTTGATATAACAATGAAATCGTACTTGTTGTTATACCCGTATAGCCACGTTTTAGCCTTGTTCTTAGACTTTAAAACATTACTAGGTACAACACCTGTAAGTTGTTTAAATAAGCTATTTAGACCTTCTTTCTGCAAACCCTTGTTTTGTGTCAGTTTTACTCGCTCCTTTCTCTAAGGATTCGATTGCTTCTCTTTCTGCTTCTATTCTGCTTAATATTTCAAACGCATCAAAGATTGCTAGTTTTTTTGTGGCTGCTGCATTCTTTAATTTATCTGCTGATAAATCATCTTCGGGGTCGTGTTTTATAATCGCCTCCTTCGCTACTTTTATCAGTTGCTCCACTGCTCTGTGACCGGCTTCTATTATTTTTAATTTTATTTCTTTTGATTTCATTCTTAATTTTCTTATTAATTTTCTGATTAATAAACTCTTCGTCATCCATCCAATGCCATTCTCGACTACTCATAATAGCTTCTTAAATCTGTATGGTGTCTATAATTAACTACAATCTCGTCATCTGCTTCAATATCACTCTCTGCTATTAGAATCATATTATTGTTTTCCTTAAAATAATAAAACTTTGCATTATTATCTTTTGAATGATTTGTATATCTACCTGCTAAACTTCTGCAACCATCTATAATGCCATATCCAATAACATCACCTTTCTCAAAATCTATAGTTGCAATAACTCCTAAGCCTTCTATGAATGATTTACCAACTTCATATCCTTTGTCTCCAATATCAATAACAGGACCTGCAGCTTTTTCAAACTCTTCTGAATCTATATAATCATTAATAGTTTCTAAGTCTACATTTTGTTCTTTAATAAATTTTTCAAAATCTGTCATTATATTTCTTTTAAAAAACAAACTTGAATTAATCTAGCTTCATCTGCAAATCCAAAATTATCGTATATGTTTCTTGAGTGATACAAATGCGATGGAAAAACAATTAGTCTATTATACCTTGAACTTAGTATACAACTTTTTAATCCTTTGTAATATAAGGTAGTTCCATCTTCTTCAGGATGTTCTTTACTCAAATAAAGTATTGCCGTTAAGTCACCCATCATATCATCAGTGTGAATCCAATTCGGTTCCTCTTGATTTTTAGGAGAACGTCTTACAAAATTTAAAACTGCTTTATGTATAGGATAGTAACCTTTTAAAATTTCTACTAAATCATCTTCAGGTCTAACTTGAATGTTTTTAAATAAACCTTCTTCAAGTTGAACATCTTCAAATCCAAAGTTATGTATGTCTTCTACATAAGAATCTACGTCTGTAATAACCTCTTCGTATATACCTATATTCATAGCTTTATAGTTATTTGATGGTCATACATTCTATATAATTTTTCTCCATCAAAATCGAACTCGTATTCACTATGAGGTTGAAATGAAACTCTATCACCTACAATTAATCCTTGTTCTTTTAAATAAGAATTTAAATGTACCATTTCACCTATTAAAGGTTCTTCGCTTAAAGGTTTATATATATAGCTTTCTTCTACAGGTACAGGTTTTACAAAACAATACCTGCCTACACTATTCCATTTACCTTTACTTTTATAAGCAAAGTATTGGTCAGGTTCTATAAAGAACATATTGTCTTTGAAAAAACTTTTACCACTTTGTTGTCTTCCTTTAATGTCATTGTAGTATTTAAAAACATTATGGTGTACTAACAAAATATCTCCCACCTGTATTGGACCTTTATATCCTAGGGGGAGTTCGATAACCTCAGCGTGTCTGTTGGAAAAGCTTGAGTCTTCTTGGGAGGTACTAACTATAAAGTCAATACCTCCAATCTCTTTTGTATTATTATACCTCTTCCCTGCAATGGGTTTGGCAATAAACGCAAACGGTGATTTCATAATTTAATTTATGAGCCACAACCAATACAATCTATATGTGAATCTGTAGGTTTGACTCCATTTAATTTCATTTCAATTCTGTGTATCTCATCAGCATACATCAATTCTTCTTCAAAGGTATTAGCTAATTCCTTCTTAATTTTTGTAATTTCTAACCATTGAAGGTTAGCTTTTTCGTTGTGTTCTTCCATTTTACAATTTACTGATTTTTTTGTAAACACTGTTAGCTATTTGCTTATTTGTTGGTAGTCCTAACTTTTCAGGTTTCCCATTCATTTTTTTACTAGCTGCAGTAAAGTAAGGTTTTGAAGTTCTATGCATAATTAAAAGTTTATATTGTATTCTATGGATATTGGCATAGTGTTGCTAAATTCTTTCCACATTCTAATGCCATCTATGTCTTCTATATATATAACTATTGAATCTCTCTCTTCATCATACTTTATTAAATGAATAGTAAAACTTCCATTTAAAACTTGTTGCCCTACTAAGTAGTGCATTGCTCCTGATTTATAGTCGGGTCCTACTGAAATTTTTCTAATATCCATTTCTTAATTTTTCCAAACTTGAACGGATGCTGCAGGTGACTGTGCAAATCCTGAAGCAGGACTTGGTGTGAAAACTGTTTCTCCTCTACCTCCGTCTGTTTTACTAAAATATACTTGCAGGTGAACCGTTTGTCTGTCATCACCTGTTTTGATATATCTAAAAGTTTTATAATAATTCTTTTTAACAACATTTCCGTTAATAGGAAGTAACTCTGTTGTCATTTCAACAAGCTTTTGAGTACCAGGACTTCCCTCTACTTCTGCAAACATAGTTGGTTGAAATCCATCCATCGATTCAAAGTTAGCGTTAATTACAAACCAATAAGTTCCTGCAGACCCTGTTCCTGAAAACTGAACTTCACAACCATCTATCCCTCCGGATGCCGATAAACTAACAGTTCCAAATGTAGGGTCAGAATTTTTCCATACCGTATTGGGACCTAAAGTAACTAAGGTTAATGAATCATTGTTTATTACTTGAGATGTATTTGTAGATGCTTCTCCTATAAAGGTTATTCCACCACCACTTGCATAATTAGGTATATTTAAAACACCTGACGTTAGAGTTGAAACACCTGATGTACCTGTAGTTGTTAGTGATGTAACTGCACCACCACCACTTCCGTTGTCTACCCAAGTTAATTGACCATCTGTTCCTGCACTCATTACTTGTAGTGCTTTTGTTGGAGCAAGTGCCGGTAAATATATTTGATACGAAGCTGCTGATTTAGCATCTTTAGCACCTGAGAGAGTTACATAGTTTCCAAGGTCTCTATGTTCAAATTGAATTTGACCCTGAATACTAATAGCACCAACAGTTTGAGTATGAAGTACTAATTCTCCCGGAGTAACTCCTAAGTTACTTGCATCAGATTTTCCTAATGTTAATTGTGAATGGTCAGAAGCAAGTAGAACATATCTAAATGCATCATTACCCTCAAATGTTCCAAGAGGATTGTTATATTGAACATCACGCAAACCTCCTCCCGGACTTGTTGAACCACCACCTGAGTATTGAGGAATATTAATTGTTGTTCCTGAAACTGTAGCAGGTCCTGATGTACCTGTTGTAGTTACTGTATTTATAAAATTAGAAGGGTTTGTTGCATTGTAAGGAGTAAATCCTAACCCTGTTGTAATTTGTGTACTTGTTAAAGTTAATGCTCCTGATAATTGAATGTCAGGGGTTCTTCCACCTGTTGAGTTTAAAGATAATCCACTAGTTGTTCCTGAAGCAGTTACTGATGTTACACCATCTCCTCCACTTACAACTAAATCACCTGAACCTAATATGCTTACACCATTAATTGTCTTAATATTAGTTCCACTTACTAGTCCCGATTGCTTACCATTAAACGTATTCCAATCAGTTGAACTTAAATATCCATTTTTATCTGAATTAGACTGAGCAACTGTTACGTTTACTATACCGTCTTTTACAGTTGTATTTACCGGTGCATCTCCTGTAACTGATACAATTCCTTTATTACCCCACGTTGTTGTGTAAGGCTCAGTCATACTTAATATCTGTAAAGTATCTCCAACTAAAGTTGGTCCATTACTAGGTAATGAAAACTGATAACTTGTTTCTATCGTAGGAGGAGCCGTTAGAGATACACTATTCCCTGAAGAAGGAATGTCATACATAACAATCCTACCTGATTCACTACCACTAAATATATTTATACGTCCACCTACACTAGTTGAAAGACCTAGATTTATTGATTGCTCTGTTGGATTAACAAAAAGCCAATTGTAAGAACCAAAATCTCCTGCAGTATTTACTTGAATACTGTTGAAAGGAGCAGCCGGTGCTTGAGACCCACCACTTCCTGTTAACGTAATTGTAGTGCCGGTGGCATCAACTGTGATACCACCTGCTCCTACGATTTCTATTGCACCTGTTAAACTGTTAACAGATTGAACACTACTTTTCCCACCCGGAGCAAGTGCAATGATATCTCCTATGGTATAATTCATAGTGATATTTGCATCATCAACATTTGTTCCGATTACTTTATCTAATACTGTAGGGGTCGCATCTATTGCGTAAGTAGCTATCTTTGCCATTGTTATTCTTTTATATTTTCTTTTTCGCTAACAACGCCTGTTTCTAAATCAATTCTATTGTCTTTACCATACTTTTCAGTAAGAGTTTTTTCGACTTCTGCATAGCCTTTCTTTAGTTCTTCTATTTGAAGAAACACTTGTTGCTTAGTTAACTCGGCATCCCCAAGTTTAATTTTCATTTGGTTAAATGAATTCAACATTGATTGAACCTGCTTTAACTCGTTTTCTGTAATTTTCTTTACTTTACTCATTTGATTTTATTTAAATTATTATTAGTTACAAAGATAGTATTTTATTTTTTCTTCTATCGTGCTAGTTGAAGTCTAAATTGTGTACCCTTAGTTGTAGTTACTGTACAAACTTGTGATTTTTCTTCAACTTCCATTCTGTCTATTCCTCCTACGTTTTCTCCATTAAAGAAAACAGGGAAGTCCGGACCTGCAGGACCTTGACTACCGGTATTACCTTGAATACCTTGAGAACCTTGGCTTCCTGTAGAACCTGTTGCTCCACGAGCACCTGCAGCACCATTAGTTCCATTTGAACCATTTGAACCTGCC